GATCATCTGGGTCAGTTAAGTCGTCCCATTTATCTTTCAATCTGCTCCACATACCAGGCTTGACTGGTTCTTTGAGTAATGCTCTTACAATAGCAGTTGCTACTTTTTTACCTTCTGGTGTTTCTCTGTCAATTAAAGTATATCTGTCTTTGTTGTACAGCATGTACATACCTTTATTGGCTCCTAGGGCATCTCTCATTTTTGGACTCCAAAAAGGCAATAAAATATTGTTTACTTGTACGCCTTTGTATTTTACATCAGCGGCATCTGTGTTGCTTAAACTTACAATACCGCTATCAGGAAATAATGTCTTTAGTTGATTTTTCATGAACATTGGCGGTAAGTCACCTTGTACTTGCTCCGGTTCATTAGCAGGCCATTTACCTGGTTTTGACATTGGCTGATCTGCTTCGCGTACTATAACTTCATTTATCTTCATTTTTTGACTCTTTAACTATTTGAACGCCTTTAGCAAAACGTTCTGGCTTTCTGCCTTTAATAGAATTTACTAATCTGCGTTGTAAATCCAAAGCCTGAGAGTCGTCAAAATTTTCTTCAATAAGTTCTATGAGATTAATAGCACTTTTGATAATGTGATTTCCTCTTGTGGCAACCACATCTAATTTGTTGCGTTCAGATACAACTGAATTCAGTTCCTCTAAAATTGATTTTCTATTTATTGACATACTCTTGTTCCTGCTTTAAGCATATTTATCTATTTTTCACTTTTTCTTGAGTAAGTCTCTGAGTGCTAAACCTTGTAATTTAGTTTCATCAACCGAAGATGTTGTATTTTCGCTGTTTTCGTCGTCATCTGTTCTTATTGCTGATGATCTTTGTAAGCCAGCAACCAGTGTTGCTGTTTGTAATGTGTCGTATGATTCTTCGTCTTCGTCTAAATCTTCAATTCTTAATGTTTCCGGATTAAATTTTAGATCTACTTTACTGCCAACACCACTACTAGAACGTGTTTTCATGAACTGTATTTGATATCTACCGCGTTCTCTCATAGCATTACTTGTAAAAATACCCACAACATTGTCTGCTGTTTGTATTTTAGATATGCCTCCAGCAATATGACTATGATCAAATTCTATTTCTTCTACAGCACCTCTGTTTAACTGCGATGCTGTTACAAGTAAAATGTTAAGTTCTGTTGCTAAGTTACGCAATTCTTCAGAAACATACTTGTCTTTAATAAACAAGTCGCTCGGCGATACTTTTCCGCTAATTGGCATCATCAAATCTAAATAATCTACCAATAATGCGTCTACTTTTACACCAGTTTGTATCTCATATTCTCTTAAAAACGATCTAATGTCGTTGGCATTTATACCGTTACTCATCTGTTTTATGCGGAATTTACCCGCACCTTTGCCTTTCATACGCACTTTTAAGTCCACATCATCCATGTTTTTCATGACATCTCTGGTGGCATATTCACTAACCATAGCATCAATACGCATACTTGACAGTTGTTCACTTAATTCTAAACTAAGATATACAGTATTAAGTCCTGCTTGACTCCAGTTCACACCTAAGTTTTGTAAAAACAAACTCTTACCAGCACCAGAGCCGCCAGCAAATACTGTAAGTTCTCCTCTATTAAGTCCGCCATATAACTTTTGATCAAACTTTTTCCAGCCAGTGCTGATTGCTCCTGCTTGATCTTTGATCCATTGTAGTCTTTCTTTTGGATTTTCATAATAGTCTAAACCAAAATCACTAACAAGTCCTACCGAACTTGCTTCTTTGATCATTGCTTCTACACTACCATAGTCTTTTTGTTCTAATAAATCTGTGCTGTCCAGTATTGCTTTCTCTAATGCTTTGTGTCTACAGAAAGTTTCAAACTCATCCATAAACCAATTCATATGGCTTTCGTGGACATCTTCTACAGGCTTTAGTTCAATACCATTTACTGCTTCTAACTGCTCCAGTGTAGGAATACTGTTGTATTTGTTTGCGTGTTCTTTTAAGAACTCTACTGCTTCTCTGTATTTTCTATTGAACATGTAAGGCTCAACAATGTTGTTTACCCTCACAAATACATCAGGATCTGTAACTAAGAATCTTAGAAACAGTTCTTGTATATCTTCACCATAGTCTTTTATATCGCTCATAACATTTTGCTCTGTACTTCAATTTTAATTTTATTTGACACAGCATATTTAATTATACTTGATAGTGTCAATAGTCTGCCATACTTGGTAACCGCATCACCAACATCTTTTATATCTGTGTGCCAAGGTGGGAAACTTACTTCCCACCCTAGTTCAGCGGCCTGCCTTATTAGTTCTTTGCCTGGTGCGTCTCTATCTGGGCAAAGAATTACCCTCTTCCCTAATGAATTAATCTGTTGTATCTGCCTTTCATTCATACTATTACCTAAAACACTTACACCGTCAATCAGTATAGCATCAATAACACCCTCTGTTACAACAACAATTTCTCTATCCGAATAAATGTATTTGTCTATGTTAAACACATATCCTGCTTGACTGTTGTTAATATACTTAGGTGTTTCTTTTGTAGGCGGATTTATATGTCTACCTACATATCCTACTAGTTCTTGATTATAGTAAAACGGAATAATCAATCTATTTTTCAGCATGAGATCATCGCAAACAAAAAAATCATATTTTGTTTTTAACAATCCCCTGCTGTAAGCATACTCTAATATATCGTTATGTGTTTTATTGTATGGCAGTTTAGGTACATCATTAAGACTAACTGCGTTTGGTAATTCTACTGGTTTAAATTTTTCATAACTTATTACAATATCGTCAACTTCGTTTTCAAAGTCTTCTATTTTCATTAGTTCTAATACTAATTTCTTTACACTTTCGTTAGTTGCTCCTAACTTTACTGCTAATTCCTTATATTTTTTACCTAATTTTTTGCTTGGACTCCAACCAGTAGAAAATCCACAATTAAAACAGTTGTATGCTATCTTAGGCCCAGTCGTAATTATTCCTGCCCTGCCTCTTTTATCATTACACATAGGGCAATTAAAAGTAACCCAGCCAGCAGGTGTCTTTTTATGCTTATGCGGCATATGAGTTGTAACTAACTCATGTACTTTTTGTATTGCTTCAGAGTGATCCATTCTTTTTATTATACTGGATTATATGTAAGAAGTCAAGTCAAAATTTAAATGCTTTATATCTTCCTTATACTTGTCTAATATTTTTTCGACTATCAGTTTATTATTGAAAATTTCTTGATCTTGCCTGTTGTCGTCGGCTAAATGATAAAGGTTATCGTATTCAGGTGCTTTGATACCTATGGTTGTTTCTAAGAAATCGTTTAATTTTTCTAGATGTATATGTGTAACATGGTTATTTAGTTTGCCGTATCGTGTATACCAACTGCCCTCTTGCTCAAATAAGTCGCTGGCAACATATTGTTCAAATGATAATTCACTTAATTCTATTTTGTTTGTTTCTGCTAACCACCTGTGTAGACTGCGTTCTCTCGTAAATGGATTACGCACAAACATAAACGTTTCTATATTTGGTTTTTCTACCCATTCAAATCTATGGTGAGGACCTCTAGTATCTAATAAACCATTGTCATGTAGTAAACCTGCTATCCAACGTGTTCCGCACCTAGGCGGAAACACCATAGCATGTTTGCCATTGTTTAAAAAGTGCATATTTGTATTTAATTTCTTAAAAGAATTTTATCGAACGTTCCTGAGTTTGCGGAACTAGGTGAATATTTAAATCTTAGATAATTGAAATTGCCTGTAAAATTGTAGTAAACTGGACCAGATACATTTGCTAATGGTAGTCTACCTATGCTGGTACCTAGTATATCTATAGTTGCCCAATTATCATCATTACTAGATGGAGCCTCTATGCCTAAACTACCCTCAACATATACATTACCTGTAAAGTTTGTTGCGTATATGCCAATGGTGTGATTAGAATTATTGAAGTTATATGTCTTATTACCAGCAAAGTTACCACTCAAAAACACATTAGAAGCATCACCGTTGTTGGTGTTGCTGGTTTGATTCCACACATTAGCAATCTGAGTTGATACTGGCGAAGGATTAGCATCTTCTTTTATAATTAAAGTACATAATACACCGCCATTATAATCAGAAAATACAGGTGTTGTTGTGCCGTCATCCTCTAAAAACTTAAATGAAATTTTGTACTGTCCTGGACTTAAATTATTAAGATCTGCTTCTGCTAAAATAAGTTCTGCTTGACCTTGCTCTAATCCAGGTTGAGCATATTTAGTAAGTACTCGTTCATTGTTAGCATATTTTATAACATCAGCACGAATTTGTGTATTGTAAATGTTTTGCTTTTTGCGGTCTTGATCACGCAAACAAATATTGAACTTATTGTCCATTCCTTTGTGTGCTACAAATTCTTTTCTATTCATAGTTTTATTGTCCAAAAAAAGGTGTTCTCGCTTTTTGACGAGGTCTAATTCGTTTATTCTGTAAGAATATAGTGTTATACTGCTCATACATGCTCATTCCTTCCTTAATATTTATCATTTTCTTTATAAATAACTTTTATGCAGGACCAGAAAGAGATAGAAGAAAAATTTCCCTTCTTCACTATGATTACGTCTGGCGGACAAGAATATTTTGGTATAGTTCAAAACCAAGATAATGCCGTAACGACTTTTTATGACTATAATAAACTAGGCTCAGATGAAGCAAAAAAAGAATTTATATCTTTAGCAGAAACCTGGTGGTGGGAATCAAACAGACAAATACCTATAGATATATTTTTATTCAAAGAAATGCAAATATTTAGAAGGTGTTTGCGAACGTTTAATAACAAGGATGTCGAAATACAGTTTGGCCCAGTAACTAGTATACAAAATATAGTTAAGAAAAGAATTAAAAGACGTACTATTCAGTTAGTTAAGAAAGATCAATAACAATTTTATTTAGTTGTACAATTATTGCCATCGCATAACTGTATGCGTGTGATTTTTTAAAGAAGTACATATCATCATCAGGTTTGGTCCAAACTTGCTCTTGTATCTCCTCCCAACTTTTTCCTACTAGATGTCTTTTACCAGGTCTAATCATAGCAAGTATCATAGCAAGTTGGTCAATGCTTGTAGGTGGGTGTTGCGACACAATATCATAATGATTACTGATGTGAAATAATTGTTCTACAATTTCTTTATGTGTAAACAGTTGCCACATTGGTTCCATGGCACAAAGGTCATTTAGTTCGCCTTCTGTTTTAATATCTTTATACACACTATTGTTAAGAACATCTAATTTAAAATACCCAATGTCTTCTGCTTCTTTGTGATCTATTGTACTTAGACCAGTAAGCGGATCATGGGGTATAGGCTGTATATAAACGCCTGTGTTGTGTTTTTCCATACCACCTGGACGTTTGATACTACCTGTGATATTATCTAACACACAAAGCAGTTTATCGCGGTTAGCCATATCAATATCTACATCAAAATCAATCTTCACTGAACAATAAACTCCA